GGTTTACCCGCAAGGTTTTGCTTGATGAGTTCATCTGCTAATTTGCGTACTTCACCAACTTCTTGGGCTTGTTTACCAATCAGCTTTTCAGCTTCTTGGTGCATTTTGATGATGTCTGACAACTCTTTACCCCGATACTTGTCGGGAATGTCATTACTCATCGGCTCAATAGTTGACTCAAGTTTCTGCTTTTCAACAGCCTCTAACTCGCCTAACATCTCGTCTGGGTTATCTACTAACATATTTTTCCTTTTCCTGCCACTTTTGGGTTCTAGGATGACACAACGGCATTAATGCTTATGTTGTGGTTTTTTGCTCATGCGCTAACTTATCACGATGTTTCTTGTCAAATTTCATCCATGAAGAAGGAAAATGACCCGACCACCCTTCCAAGTTAATGCTTGGAGCAGAGATTGTGCGATTGGCTGAACCACCGCACTCACACTGAGTTGTTTGTGCCTCATAATCACAAAGTCTCTCAATTCTGTGTCCACTTTCGCAGACAAATTCATAAATTCTTTTCATTCAATTCCTCGTAGGCTTGTTCACTGACCTCTTTCAAGGTTTTCAGCCAAGTCAAGATGGAAAGTTCACCTTTTTTGAATTGCAAGGTCTTTTCATCAGGAATTACGCTTATATTATTTAGCGACTCTATCATAATGTCAATATCCATGCATAAATCCTTCCAACCCTCTGTTGACATCATGTCAAAGCGGCTTTCGTAGTATTTTTGTAGTTCTGGGGTCATGGTTGTGTAGGCCAAGTAATAGTCCAAGGGAAACCAGCCTGAGATGGCACATCTCGCAGGGCTTGGCAGTAGTCTTTCCATGCCTGTGAGGGTGTCATATCACTGCGAAACCGCCAATCAGTCTCTGATAGCTTGGCGTCCCTTGTAGTACGAACAGACTTAGCTTGCTCTGCGTCTTTAGCGGCTTTGTAAGCAGCTTCATTTTGAGCAGCAGTAGTTACATTGCCTTCAGCATCTTCAGTGTCAAAGAACGATGGGCCAAGATTCCATTTGGTGTACCACTTGCCCTCAATCTGCTCAATGCCACCATAGACTGACATCTGATAGACAGTGCCACCTGTGGCTTGTGGGCCTTCAAAGATGACATCAGCACCCAAGGCTTCTAGCACCTCAGTTGTTGTTGTCTCCCATGTAGGGCCACCATTGGCTTTTGTGTATGCACGAAATTCACTCTCGTACATGACTTGACCAGTTGAACGTAAACGAATTTGCATGATTACTCCTTAAAGTCTTTCGGCTCTATTAGCCAGTAATTTACAGAACCGCCATCACCTTCAAGTCCAATGGCTTGTCCGTTGTCTAGCACCATTACATCAATTTCCCAGACATTGTTATTGAAAGTGTCATTGATTACTTTACGGATGTCCACGGCTGTTACCTTGTGTGTTTGCAAAAGGCTCAGAACTCGGGTGTTGTCGATGTACTTCATGCTATTGCCCAATACACGAATTGGTCTCCATTGCCATTTATTCCATCGTTTGTTCTGATTTCCATTTGCTTTCCTTCTAAGTCTAGGCCACCGCAAGAAAAATGTAACTACCGCCAGATGCGTTAATTCCTGCCGCTGTGCTGACAATCTGGAATCCACCCGTGGCTGTATATACGCTGTTTGCGTTGACTTCAGCGGCTGTACTGTTTAGCAACAATGATGGGTCTGTACCGCTTACCATTCCACGGGCTGTGTCCCAAACATACCAGTCACCTGTACTGTCTGTGCGCTTTATGAGTACAAACCTCGCCCCACCAGTAAATCCACAAGAAATGGTCTGTGTTGCGCCAGTGCCGCTATAACTTCCTACTTTGCTTACGCCAGCGCAGGTTGCGAATAGGTAGGCAACGTAAGTATCAGAAGCAACATTTAAGTTATATCTAACTTTAAACTGTGTGCTTGTATTTTGCTCTGGATAAGACAAATAACTTGCAGTAGATGTTAATGCTGCATTAGTGTTTAAAAACAAAATGTTATCAGTAGTAAATGTACTTGCTTGAACGGCCCACCCAAGAGAACCGCTTCTTTTCTTAACAATTACTAATTCAGGAAAAACTGCTAAGTTATGGTCTAGTATGCGAGTGCCTGTGTCATTACCCGTATAGCAAACCTCATCAAAGAAGCTAGGGGCGCGGCGCATGTTCCAATATACATAAGGCCCACCACCAACATTCTGCCAATTGTAGTTATCGACATAGCCAGTATTGTTATCAAAACCTAACCCACCTGCACCTGTTGCTTCTGCCGCTGTACTTGCAGACCGCAAGCGAACATAAGTTGACTGCGAATCGCCACGCAATCTATCAAACCACTCTGCAAAATAACCATTACGTATTTGAGAAATTGCAAGGTCTGTTGGAAAGTTGGTTGTTACTGTATTTGCAGCAGAACCGCTGCTTGTTGCTATTTGCGGTGTAAACACCGTAGTCGCATCCGTAGGCACTTTCATAGGGCCTCTGCGTATGGCTATGTAGATGATATCTCCACTACCATAACTTGAAATGTAAAAACCAGTTGCTGTTGGATAAATAGTGCCTCCAACACCTTCTGCTCCACTAGTGTTTGCATTAAGAACACGAGAACTTGTTAAAGCCATACCCCGCATCGTGTCGTAGATTTCCCAATCATTACCAGCACTACTTACACGCCTTACCATTACCCATTGAGGCTCGTACCCAAGAGTAATTGTGTTGTTTCCATTGGCTGTAAAGCCACCACAGCTAATCACATTGTCCGTACCCGTCAGGCCAAAGCCTCCTGCGTTAGATGCAAAGAGGTAGGCAACGTAATTGTCACCAGATTGATTGACAGTTGCGGCTGAACCTACAGAAAATACTGTACTTGTAGGTGCTGTGCTATTCCAAACTGTTGGCTGACTGCTTTGTGCGCTTGTTCCGTTAAGGTTCATACTGTATGCCGCTGAAGTCATGCCACTATGATAAACTTGCCATCCACCAACATCTTGACTTGTGCATTTAACAAATATACATCCTGGAGTTGACCCAAGATTATGAGAAATAGTTCGATTTGATCCATTTCCTGAATATGTCACAACATCAAAAAATTTAAGTTGTTTTCTGAATGTCCACGACACAAAAGAATCACCATTGGCATTAGCTATGACGCTACCACCAAGGTTAAAACCCGTAGTGTTAAATCCTGTTATTGTGGACAATGAAGCGCTTGCATCAGTTGTATCAGATTTCAAAGTATTGTAAGCACCTCTTACAGTATCAACTAACGCATGATCGTTTACAGAAGTTCTATCTTTAACCCAAACTAATCCACCTTTAGTAGATAAGTCAATATTATTTGTAATTGTTAGTGGAGAAGAATTACCATTACCCGTATAAAGCCACGTCGAGAACACGTCCTCAATGTAGTTAGGCACAACAGCCGCACCACCACCAAAGGCATCGTAACTAGCCGCACCGCTTGTAGCTTGTAATGGCATGGTTTAAGCCTTAAATTGTGTGTTGCTTGCCAAGACAGTAAAGGTTGCACTGCCTGTCTTGATAATCAGATAGCGGTAACTGTCGATGCCACTTGCATTACCAGCAGTAGGCGCACCACCCAACCAGCGTGTAGTCACACCCGATGTAGTTCCATCAATTTGCACAGCACTGTTATAGTAGGCAGTAGAGCCTTGAGTTATCAAGAAAGCCACAGTCATTGACTGACCTGTACTCATCAAAGTATTCAGCGATGTACCGCTAGAGCCTCTGAAGTTAACTGTCCAGTTAGCAGATGCGTTGCTGGTGTAGTACAGAACCGACTGGGTAGTGATGTCGTAGTTAATCGTGCCTGTAGCTGCTGTAGCTGAGACTGTGGCTACCTCGGCGGCATCATTCAAGACAATCGCTGTTGTTGATGATGTTCCTGAGAATGTCTGTGTAGCCGTGAAAGTGTTGGCGGCATTGACAACAGGAATATTAGCTCCTGCAAGTGTCGTAGCCCCTGTACCGCCATTAGCGATTGGCAACGTACCAGTAACACCAGTAGTTAAAGGTAAACCTGTAGCATTAGTCAAAGTAACACTAGTTGGTGTACCCAAGATAGGAGTAACCAGTGTAGGGCTTGTTGACAATACATTATTGCCAGAGCCAGTAGAAGTTGTGACTCCTGTGCCGCCATTGAGAACAGGCAGAGTACCTGTTACACCAGTAGACAATGGCAGGCCAGTTAAGTTAGTTGCCGTTCCACCAGAGGGTGTACCTAATGCGCCACCATTTACAACAGGAGCGCCAGCACTTCCTACGTTTACAGCTAAAGCAGTTGCCACGCCTGTTCCAAGTCCAGACACGCCAGTGGAAATAGGTAGACCCGTTGCATTAGTTAATGTTGCACTTGTTGGTGTACCCAATATAGGGGTGACAAGTGTTGGACTTGTTGACAGTACATTATTCCCACTACCTGTAGAAGTTGTAACGCCTGTACCACCATTAAGAACAGGCAATGCAGTACCTGATAAGGTAATTGCCAATGTGCCACTGCTTGTGATTGGTGAACCTGAAACAGATAAGAATGTTGGAACTGTTGCCGCAACACTAGTAACTGTACCACTGCCACCAGCAGTAGCATTAATGGTTTGATTAGGCCAAGTTCCAGTTACTGTTACATTTGTTCCAGCAACAATGCTAGGAGAAGCAGTACCAGTGCCACCATTAGCTACAGCAAGAGTTCCACCTAACGTGATTGTTCCAGATGTTGTTATAGGACTGCCAGTTACAGTCAGTCCAGTTGTGCCACCAGAAAGGGCTACACTTGTGACTGTTCCACTACCGCTACCGCCAGTTACAGTTACTGTTACATCATCTCCTGATGTAGTTGCTGTAATATTAGTACCAACAAAATTTAAACTTTTAACACCACTAGAAACTACTGTTCCTTCATCCTTTACAACAACCGCCCCATTGGTAGACATGGTAGAGATGACCTGAATCTTGTCAGCCAAGTCTGATGAAACAACTTCACCTACGTTGATCTCTCGACCATTAGACAAAGCAATGATTAAAGAACCATCAAAGTCGATGTTGGCATTGGCAACAGATACGCCATCAATACCATCTACACCATCTTTACCTTTTGGGCCTTGTGGCCCTTGAGCGCCATCTTTACCATCACGCCCATTCTTACCATCTTTACCATCACGCCCATCTTTACCATTAATCCCGTCACGACCATCTTTGATAGTAATGATGCGTTTTTCAAGAACATTGGCTACATTGTCAAACTTATCACGAATGTCGGTGTCAATCTTCTTAAGTGACTGGACAACCATTTGAGCATTCTCAGCCGCTTTACGCTGCTGCATTTGCTTAACTTCGGATACAGAGTTGTTTACCGCATTAAAGATATTATCTGCAATGCCATCTACATTTCCATCATTGAAGATTTTATCTATTGCCATTTGCCAACTCCTGATTCAGGTTTTGTAAAAACTCGTTTTCCATGTCTACTACAGTGTTTTTAGCATTATTCATCTGCAATTCAACAATTTTAGACTTATTCTTGATGTCTGCTTCCTTGAGCATCAACTCAGCAATCTTGACACGCTTGTCAAACTCTTTAGATGCTTCATCATCTTGATTCGGAAGGTTCTTGGTCATTGCTGCCATGTTCTTTGCCTGTACTTCTTGCGGCAATAACTGCGCTTCAACTGACAATTTGATAGCTTCTGCCTTGTTTTGCTCTGCTTGGCTAGTCTGAACAGCAATATTGGCCTGTGCAGCTTGCATTGCCAACTCTGCTTGCATCTGTTGCATCTGCTGTGCTTCAGGATTAGGCTTGCTCATCTCATCCAAAGCCGCCATCATCTCGTATCTGTTGCTTAAACTTGAATTTGCGATGATTCCTTTAAGAATCACAGGCAAAACAGGTGTATTCGGGCCAAGAGTCTGCAACAAACCAATAAATTGCTGCTGTTCGTACTCACGAGCAATGATTCCAAGGGTAGCAGTGGGGATGAAGTTCATATCTACAGATGGATAACGCTCTGGATCGAACTGCATGAACCTGAAAGCCGCCTTTTTGATGAACGGCACAAGGAAATCTTCTTGAAAGTTGACCAATGTACGCTTGTACTTCTTGATGATGGAGGCAACAGCCATCGACATACCGCCACCATCACGGCTTGACTGAGAAACCATGCCGTTAGAGTCAAGCGTACCAGTAGCTTGTAGCAACATACGTTCAAAATCTTTGGCAGTTGCTAGATTATTGGGGTCACTTTGACCAAACTTGAAGGGATACAGGATTTCATTGGGGTTGCCATTGGTGAGAATGGCTTTACCAGCCTTAATCTCAAACTTCATGCCACGGGGCAAGCGTGTGGCATCCATAGCAACCATAGGGGCAGTGGTCAAGGCAAGTGAATCCAAGTGAGCCCGAGTCTGAGCATCAATAGCCTTTTGCATATTGAAGGCTTTTTCCACTGTACCTCGCCCCAACAAGCGATTAGGCACTGTATCGTCTTGGTACGACAACACAGGCCTGTCTTTCATCATGTAAGGGTTTTCTTCAGCCTTGAGAAGCATTCCATCGTTGGCAATTACGACAATGGCCTCAACCATATCTGAGTAGTCTTCAGCAGCAGAGTTTTCAGGGAACAACTCAACAATGTCTTTGTTCTCTTTCATGTTGTTCAAATACTCACGGGGTACTAATCCGTAGTATGTCAACAACAGTACCTTCTCATCTTGGTACTGGCTTACCTCTTGGGTAGGCTCTAGATCAGTATCTTCATAGGTGGGCGTGATGTCTACCTTGCGATAGATGCCTTTTTCGATTCCTTCTACAACCTTGTGGATTGAGACATACTTCTCAATAGCCACGCCCATACAGTCATCAATGCTTGTTCCATTCGGGTCAAACAAGAAGTTCTTGGGGTTGATAGGCATGATCTTGACAGCAATCCTGTCTCTCTCCATCACGCCAATAGCAGCTTGCCCCATCTGATTAGGGATAGGCTGAGTAGAAGGAATATACTCTTTCTCAGTCTTGACAATGATCTCGCCAATGCCTGTGCCGTAAATCTCAGCCATCAACTCAATCTGGTCGATAGATTTTCTGATCTTGTCTTTCTTGAAGTCTTCCATCAATTGATTCTTGATTGCTTCAACATCTATAGGGTTTCCACCTATATCTTGGATGTTGTCTTCAATATCAAAGAAGTCGCCTTGACCAAAGATAGCTTCCATGATCTCAGCATGGCGAGTCTCTACGGCTTGTTGTGTGGCAGGGGTAACAATGCGGCTACGCTCAGACTCACGGGTCTTGTCTTCAGAAGCCCATTGGCCTCGGAAGATGCGTTCATACTCAAGCCAGTCAGGAAGAAAGTTAGTGTCTCTATAGTCACGCCACTTGGTGCAATGGTCAGTAACAAAAGCCGTAAGTTCTTTGTCAGCCTCAGTAGGCTCATAAAACTCGTTCTGCTCTAACTTGACTTGTTTGTCTGTTGCCATTTATATCCCCGAAATAATATCTAGAGGCTCCCACTCATCTTCTTGGTCATCTTGGAAGTATGAGGTCACAGCCAGTTGGTCAATGTAGGAAAGAGCATCTGGCAAGTCATCGTGTACTCCATTGGCAGGAAACATCAAGAGTTGATCTTTGAATTCATCCCAATCTTCCTCAGAGTTCAGCACAATACGCCCATGCTCAAACCTTCCTTGGAGACTCCAGATAATCCTGTCAGTCTTTTTCCTGTTGCCATGCGTTAAGTCAACTATATGCGAATATACATTATTTTTCCGCATTAAATCTGACAAATATGGCAAAACTGCATTTTTTAATGCTCCACGCTCAATTCCAACACTTAAAGGTCGGTATTCCCGCATCTTTAGCAGAATCGTGGCAGCAGTCTCCCTGATGTCCCACCTACCAAAAGCAATCTCTTTTACAAACCATTTGCCATCATCAGTCACCTTGACAACAGCAATGGCTGTCTGATCTAGCCTTTTCTTCGAGTTAGCCGCCTGTCTAGCTACTTCTTCAAATCCAGCCAAGTCACAGGCTATGAAGTAAGAACCATACTCAGGCTCAGTTCCGTACTTAATCCACTCTTCTTTAAAGACATCGCTACCCGCATTATCAAAAGATGCCATATACTCTTGCTTGAAGGCGAATGAACTTAGGGTCTTCTTTGCGCTCTCGATTTCGCTAGGGTCAATCAAGGGGTTATCTTTGGTGGTGAAATGCCAACTTTTCCAATCTTCGTCTTCTTCTGACTGTCCAAGTTTAAAGATGTCATAGAAGAAATTGCGACCCTTGGGAGTGCCGATGAACATAGCCCTACCCTTTTTGTCTGACAGAGAAGCACGAATAACCTGTTCCCATGCTTCAGGTTTGATGTCCGCAACCTCGTCAAGCACAGCGTAGGTGAGTGACACGCCTCGCAAAGTATCTGGTCGGTCTGCTCCTCGGACATAGATCTTTGCTCCGTTTATCAAGGTTATGTCCATATTATTGATGTGGCTGGCTTGGATAACCTCCCTGCCCAACTCCATCAAAACATCCCAAATAATCTGACGAGCCTGACCATTGGTAGGGGCAACATAAAGCACAGCAGAACCAGCAGTACATTGCAAACCCTCAATCAAGAGGGTAATGGCTGACAAACGTGACTTACCGCACCGACGACCAGCCGCAATAACTTTAAACCTTGTTTTATCACTAAAAACAATTTGTTGCCAAGGTAGGAGGCTAAAGTTAAGGTCAGACATCTTTGCTTTCTATATCTTCAGCTTCTACAGTGTTTTCACCAATGGTGACACCACCAATGCCTGAGATCGTAATGTTTACAGCATTTCTCTGATTCTTCTCTTTTTCAAACAGAGTAACAGGAAGCATCCTATCCATGCACAGCTTCAAAGCTGCCATCTGTGCAGGGTGGTCATCATCAAGGGCAATCTGAACAGTCTTTTGGACAACATTAACTCCAGCACTGTTTATCAACAAATCCTTAAGTTCTTTGACCCGTTGATTCTCAGTCTTGGGCAACATAGCTATTGGCTTGGCATCAGCGTATTTAGCCATAGTCAACTTACCCGAACCTTTAGGGCGACCCTTGGTTTTCTTAAGGTTATCAGGGAGTGCATCTACTACGTTCATCTTTTATCCAGTAA